CCGCCGGCCATGAGGCGAGGAGGAGTCGCAGCGCGGCGATGGTCGGGTCGAGGGAGAGTTCGATCGCGGCGAGTTCGGGCAGGGTGAATTCGCCGAGGAATGTGGCCGCGTTTGGCCATATCTTACGGGCGGCGAGGATTGCGATTTCGGCGATCTCGTCCGAGGTGAGCGCGACGATCTCATAGCTGCTCGTGACCCATTCGGATGAGTCTAGATCGGCATGAGCAGAAATGGACTGTAGGCGATGAGTCGCTGCGTCGTAGGCTGGCGCAGGTCTGGTCGCGTCAGTGAGCAGATAGAGAGGCGGATCAACCGTGGCGGGGATGCCATCAACTAGGTATTCTGTGCCGCGCCAGACGGTTTTGAGGGTTGAGGTGTTGTAGATGCGTTTCATATCGTCACTCCCCACTTCGCGGCTAAATAATTAGCCGTGTCAGTGCGTTGCGTTTCGGTCAGGGTTGATTGGCAAAAAATAATTTCGCCCATTAGTCCGATAAACCACCAAGTGCCCTGAACGTTGTCTCGCCCGATTTGCGGGTCAGATCTCCATCCAACCGTGTTTGTTACCGTGCTGAATTGAGGCGAATTGTTAATCCTGATAAACCACAAGTTCGCTTGCGAGGACATGTGTAAAATATGTATGTTTGCTAGACTCGGGACGGGATTGCCGCATGAGTGCCGAGTTGTCGATCCGAACGCCTCGTAGATGTTGCCATCCGTCCACGGTTGGACGGATGACAGTCCGCTAGACCCGAAGTTTCCGACAAGCGGTCCCGCGGTCGCGCCGCTCGGGGACGGGTCTGAGTCGTGCTTGCATACATAAAAAACTTCTCCAGACGCCCCTGATAGAAAATTTGGCAACTCCCAATTATCGGAGTCGAAACGAATTGCTCCGAGAGATCCAAACTGGGAATTTTTACGTACTGGCCGCAGCCCACTGTCGCTTTGCGTCGCATGCCGCGCATTGCCGGACTTGTCTTCAAGCCTGGCGATCAATCCATCAGCGGCGACTAGACTTCCGCCTGATGTGGCATCATACATTGTGGCCGTGTCTGATCCGTCCAGCCAAAGAGCGGGACTCAGGGAGAGCACGTCAAAGCCCGGCGCTACCCCTCCCCTCCTTCTTGCCGCCGACCCGATTACTCCGATCAGACTCATGCCGCACCTCCCACTATATCGAGGACACCATCCGCGACGAGAATCACGGCGATCTCGGTATGCTGTCCCGCCGTGGACGGATCGCCGTTGCGTGTGATCGCTGCGGGTGTCGAGTCGTTGGCCGATACCGTGGCGACTCCCGCCGCTACTTGCCGAATGATCCAATGCCGACCGACTGCCGCGGATTGTCCGGCGGCGAGGGTGAGTGTGACAGCGCTGGCACTGGTGCATCGGATGTAATCCGGGTAGCAGTTGGTCCCGTCGAGAGTCACCGCTGCGGTGGCGTCGGTGACGATGACGAGGTCTTTTGCAAACCGCGAATCGTTCCCCTGCGCGAACTCCCCCGCCCCCGTCCCGAATGCTCCCGCTTCGACGACTCCAGCACTGCCGGTTTTGAGCGGGAGGCCCGAGGTCGTGCCGACTTTGCCGTCGTTGGTTAGGTTTCCGTGGGTGTGTGCCGTGGGCGTGCGTGCGTCAGTGAGGGCGGCATTTCCTGGCTGAATAGACGAGTCTGCTAGGTCGAGACTCGCGTTGATGCTAGAGTTGCATTTAGCCTCGGTCACGGCCGCGTTTGCAATAGTCGTATCATTACTCCCGGCTGTAGCTGTTACGTCGCCGGTTAGTGCGGCCCGCCTGATGCCTGAGCCGTGAAACTCTATTCCATTGCCGACGCTAACTTCTTGCGTATTTCCGGTTCCTCCGCCATGCCGACCCATTAGCGTGTGGCTGCTGATCGTTTGGATTTTGGCGAATGTTACCGCATTGTTTGCAATCGTCGTTGCGCCATCTCCCGCGCTTGTAACGTCCCCAGAGTGGTTTGGATGTATGTAGTTATTTGCGCTTGTCGCGATACCGTCGAGCTTTGCGGCGTAGGCGCTTGTCATCAATCCGTCTTGGGATGCTGTCGCGTCCCGTAATTTATCAGAGCCTCCTGTAACATGTGATGATGCGTGAGCGGTGGGCGTGCGCGCGTCGGATAGGCGGGCGTCGTCCGTCGCGACGTAGTCCGTCCCGGCGATCGCCTGGGCGACTTTACCCGCCGCGCCTTTGAGGATGCCGGTGATGGCGCTGTCGGTTGCGGTGCTGACCTGGTTCGGTCCGGCGGCTCCATCGGCACCGTCTGCTCCATCGGCACCGTCTGCTCCATCAGCTCCGGCAGGACCCTGGGGGCCGGTGGCTCCGGCAGGACCTTCGGGGCCGGTGATGCCCTGCTCGCCTGGAGCACCTGCGGCTCCGGCAGGACCCTCGGGGCCGGTGGCACCATCGGCACCAGCGGGGCCAGTAGCACCAGCAGGGCCATCGGGGCCGGTGGGTCCCTCGGGGCCAGTGGGTCCGGTCGGGCCGGTTGCTCCGGTGGCTCCGGCGGGGCCAGTGGCTCCGGTTGCTCCGGCAGGGCCAGTGGCTCCGGCTGCTCCGGCAGGACCCGCAGGCCCGGCAGGACCCGCAGGCCCGGCAGGCCCGACTCCCCCGCGCAGGGTCCAGAGCCCCGCGAAATCTGCCGCCGTCGGCGTGGCGATCTCCGTATCGGTCGCGAGCAGGGCCACGTAGGTGAGGCCCTCGCTCGGCGAGAGGGAAAAGCCCGCCCCGGCGTTGCTGCTGGCATAACCGATGTACAAATACGCGCTCGCTCCATCCTCGCCGGTGCCGCTCACGGTCACGGTCGTGGGGGTGGCGTCGCCGATGCTGACCTGCACGGGGGCGGTCGCGGGGATGCTGGTGCCGCCGGGCAGGCCGAGGGGCGCCGTCCAGGTCAAGTTGCCCTGGATCGCCATCAGCACGGTGCCGCCCTCGGCGTCGTAGATGAGGACGCCGTAGCTGCACTCGCCGAGGGCGGCGACGTCGGCCAGGGTCGTGGTGCTCGCGGCGATCTCACTCACCGCATCGGGCTCGGCGAGGACGATGATGTTTTGCCCGGTGATCGTGATGGCCGCGCCCCCGCTGTCGCAGTGGTAGGTGAGGCGCTCGCCGTAGCGGGATGTCAGGGTCGCGGTGACAAATTTCCCCGTCATCGAAAAGGCCGCCCCGATCGCGAGAGGGAGACGCCAGGCCGCCCCACGGGGGAGGCTGCGGTCGGGGAGCAGGGCGGTGCGGTCGCGGACGATGCGGGTCATGGGGGAAATTAATCAGGCACGAGGTCGCGGGCGACGCCGATCCGGAACTGGTTGGAGGTGAGATTGAGAGGGATCGAGTCGGGTGCCTCGAGCTGTTGCAGGCGCGCCGAGACCGAGCAGGTCGTGGCCTCTCCGGCTGCGGAGGCGGGGGTCACGGCCCGGAAGCTGCCGGGATCGCCCCAGCGGATGTAGGACACTTGGCTGGTGGATTCGAGGTTGATGCGAAAGACGAGCCCGTCCACGTCATACGTGACACTGACGACATCGTTTTCGTCGCTCGCAGTTTCCCACCCGGCGAGGAGAGCGGCGGCAAACGCGGCCCCGTTGTCGTAGATAACGCTCGACAGAACGAACGTGCCGATGAGCGTGTCGTTGTCCGGATCGTCGCCGGTCCAGAGCTCTAGCTCATACCCGGGCGCGACCGTGATCGATCCGGCAGGGTCGCCGGGGTTGCCGTTGGTGAATCCGTCTTCGCTGCCGGCGAGCTCGACATAGGCCGGCGTCGTGTCCGCCGAGGTCGTGACGCTGTAGTCGGCATCGACCGAGTTCGCGTCGCCGGTCAGGGCGGTGAGGTTGAGCGTGGCGCGCCACTGGGTGCCATCGACGGCCCCGGTCCCGGTGGTCGCACCGGTCGCGCCCGAGATCACAAAAGCGCCGCCGGTGTAGATCAGCGAAAAATCGCGGATGAGGGTCACGGTCTGGAGCGGGCGATCTGCGACCGAGAGCGTCAGGGTGAGGCGCATCGGTGTGGCGACCGCGAACTGGGTCACGGTCGTGAAATCGTGGTCGCCGGTGATGGGCGTCGTGACATTGCCCTGGAGTGCGATCGCGCTGTCTGTCAGGGTGGCGTCGAAGAGCGTCGCCACGGTGCCGACGCTGACCTGCAGCTCGGCGAGGGCCGAGATGATCGTGCCCGCGTCAGCCTCGTAGTCGCCGAGGACGCCCCAGTTCGCCGGGGCGATCCGAAAAGGAATGCGGTAGCGCTGACGATCATCTGTCATGTCGGCCACTTTGGTCGTCGCCGCAGTCGTGACTTCGAGGAGTCGCTCGGGCTCGACCTCCTTCATCCCGAGCCTGATCGCGATGGCCTCGGCGGCCGGGTTGAGGTCCTGGAGCACGCCGTAATACTTAACGCCGACGAGGAGAAATCGGTTGGTCCCGCGGGGCGCGTAGAAGAGCGGGGCACCGATTGCGGGCGGGGTCACTCCGGGGATGCTGACCTCGTTGGTCGTCAGCTCGTAGTCGAGCACAATATCAAACGGGCCGCCCATGCCGGGGGGCGTCGCCATCACCACAAAAATGATCGTCACCGCGGCACTGGTCCCGTCGTCGTTGGTCGCGGTGATCGTCGCCGTCGTCTCGACCTGCGAGAGAGGCGTGCCGCTGATGGCGCCGTTGGTGGTGTTGATCGCGAGCCCGCTCGGCAGACCCGACGCGGCCCAGCTCGTCGGCGTGTTGCTCGCGGCGAGGGCCTGGGTAAAGGCGACGCCCGCGGCGATGATGCGCGGGCTGATCGGGGCAGTGATGACGGGGATGGCCATGATTAGACGATGGTGTAAATTCCGAGAGTCGATTCGGCCTTGCCGTCGAGGCCCACGTCGAGGCCGCGGATTGGCAGCACCCCTCGGGCGTCGAGCGGCAGATCTTCGAAGTCGGGGCGAGCAAGGCGGGCGCGCAACACGAAGTCGGCCGAGGCCGGCGGAGAGACCGTCATCGGCGACATCATGTTAGTCACCTCGGCGGCGAGGACACCGGATCCGCTGCGGCTGATGGAGATCCCGAATCGTTTCGCCACCGGCACCTCGGTGATGTCGAAATCGTGCTGGGCGAGGATCACCGGCGAGGTAAAGTGGGTGTCGATGTTAGACCCCGGCGTGCCGGGCGAGACGTCGCGGCTGCGGACCCCTCGCTCGATGATGAGAGAGTAGCGGCCCGCCGCACGGCGCTCGTCGGGACGGCGCAGCGGGGCGAGCAGGGCGGCCTCGAAGCCGAAGGCCAGCTCCAGCCGGGTGCGCAGGGCGAGTTCGTCGGGCGAGATCGAGAGGCGGAAAAGCTCGACCTCGAAGAGGGTGGGATACCACGACGATTCCGAGTCCGACTCGCGGCGCACCCGATACCAGTCGCGACCGTCACAGGCGGCGTAGGCACCGGCCGGGAGCGTGCCGCCGGGAAAGTCGAGACGCTCGATCGCGCTGTAAAAGACGCGGCCGCGGTAGGTCGCATCGGGCGCGGGGAGGATAGGGGCGAGCACCTCGATCCCGCTGCTCGCGACATGGACGGCGGGGAGCAGGCGTAGGTCGCGCAGGGGGGAGCCCTCGGCGAAGGCGTTCCAATCGCGCAGCGTCCCCGGATCGGCGGGGAGCGTGCGGGCGCGCGGGATTTTCCAGACGCGGGGGAGGTAGCGGGTGATCATGCCTGCGAGTCGGCTCGTCGGGGCGGGCGCGTTGCCCGGGAAATTTCCCGCCTCCAGCGCGAGGAGCCGCGCATTGACCGCATCGAGCGCGGCCTGCAATCCGCTGACCTCGGGGATGGTGTGGGTGTGGGCCTGGTAGGTGGCGGGTCGGCCGGCGGTCTGGACGATGACGCGATACTGCCCGGCGGTCGGGGTGCTCGCGAAGGCGCTCACCGTGATGCTGTCGGCGGTCGTGATCGCCACGGTGTAGTCCTCGGGCGAGACGCGGCGCATCAGGCCGGCCGCCTCCCAGACCTCGACAAAGACGACGTCGGTCGTGCCGTCGGCGACGGTCACGGTGTGGGTGCCGGTCCCGGCGCTGGTGATGTCGATCGCGGCACCGCCGGGGGTGAGCGACAGTTTGAAGGTGTCGGTCGTCGCCGACACGATAAAGTATGTGCCGCCGGCGGACAGACCCGCCGGCAGGGTGCCCGTCGTCGAGAGCGTGACGGGGTCGCCGTTGTGGAGATTGTGCCCGGTTTTTGTGCAGATGTCAGTGGTGGCCGCGGTGAAGGCACCCGAGAGCGAGCCGAGGTTGTGCGGCAGCACGAAGCTCGTCGCGGTCCCGTCCCCGATCGTGAAGCGGCGCGCGCGGTTGCCGATGAGCAGAGCGTTCGGGGAGAATGGGGCGTTGTTGGTCCGCGAGAGTGGCTGGGTGTAGTCGAGATTCGCCGAGACGTTGCGGTTGCCATCGCTCACGGGCCTCGTGAAATTCAGCTCCATCGGAAAGTTCAGCTCTTGCTCCTCGTCGGGGGCGTCGCTGTCATCGACGAGCACGCGGATGTCCATCGGCAGATCGATCTCGCCATCGGTCCCCGCGCCGGCCATCATCGTGCGCATCGCCTGGGTGTCGGTCGGGAGCTTGACGAGATACTCGACGGGCGGCGGGGTGAACTCCTCGGTCGTCATGAGGGCCTGCGACTCGCCGGCCATCGACCCAGCGAACTCGACGAGCACGCCGGTCTCGATGGGGATGAGGTTAAAGATGCCGCCCGCCGGGGCGAGGGCATCGAGCACGGTCTGGAGCTGATCCAGGGAGGGGAACCCGGGGAGGATCCCGCTTTTCACCCCCGACCACACGAGCTTGAAAGTGCCGCCCGCGTAGGACGGAGACAGCTCGATGAGCTGGACCTCATTGATTGCGATGCCATCGGTCGTCGCGCCGAGCTGCTCGCGGATCACCGTGGGGATCGGGGGCACCGTGACCTCGGCGCTGGCAGTCTCGGCGACGGCCGTCTGCCGGTAAGCGAGGATCGTGGACCAGCCGCCATCGAAGGCGACGAGGTCCGCATTTACAAAACTCAGCGGCCAGAGTTTGTTCGTCGCGGCCTCGACCGTGACGGTCTGCGTCGGGTCGGCGAAGATGATGCGGTAGCCCTCGGTCAGACTCTCGACGGTGCAGGGGTGGAGCGCATCGAGGGCCGACGAGTCGAGGGCCGCATTGATCGCAGTCGCGACCTGGGTGGCGGTGGCGTTGTAGGCGAGCGCGGCGGTCGTGACCGTGTTTGCCCCGAGGGTCAGGTCAATGCTGACGGTGCCCGCAGTGGGGGCGGCGTCCTGGTAGCCGATGCGGGCCGAGACGCCGAGGATGGGGCGGTCGTCCGGGACAGCCTCGCCCTCAATCTCGCGCGAGAGGCGGAACCGCACAATCACATCCGAATACGCCCGGATCGGCGGAGGGGAAAACCCGCCCCCGTCGATGCGCGACGTGGCCGAGTTGGTGGAGCTGTTGAGGTAGACGCGGGCGTTCACTCCCGCGGGGGAGTGTCAAGAGTCACTCCTCCGCCGGCAGCTCGAACGTCCCAAACTTCACCGGCCCGACCCGCTCGCCGGGGGCGACGGTCCAGTGCCCCTCGTAGTAGTCGGCGTCGTGGCAGATTTGGATCGCCTCCCAGTAGGGGTAGTCCCACTTGGCGGCGAGGCGGGGGACGCCGGTCTCGCGCATGAGGACGCGCAGGCGCCGGGCGAGGCGGGTCGGGTGGAGGATCGCGCCGCGCGGTTTCGGGGGCGGGGTCGTCGAGGCCGAGCCCTCGCGGGGTGGTTTGCGCTCCAGCTCATACTCGACCGCCGCACAGAGGGCCGCGATGCGCAGGCGACGCTCGCGCCACTCGGGCAGCACCTCGTCGAGGGTGGCGGCATCGGGCGCGACCGAGAGCACCTGCCGCCAGGCACCCGACCACATTGCCTCGGTGACCTCGTCGAGCGGGGTCGTGTGCAGCCAGGTGTAGAGGCTCATGTCCCGGGCCTCGTCCTCGATCGTCTTGTAGCCCGGATCGAGGTCCAGCACCCGCGAGCCCATCAGGCGCAGGAGATGGTGCGAGAGCAGCGAGAGCGGCCGCGACGGCAGCCCCAGCAGATCCCGATCCTCGTCCGCGAAGCTGAGGGAGAGGGCGAGGGTGGAGAGAGTGGAGAGGGTGGGAGTCATTGGGGGGGAAGTCACCGCTTCGGCGTCAAATCAAAAGCCCTCCTCCATCATGCGATGAAACGAGGACAGCATGAACTCGTCCCCGTGGAATCGCCCATAGCAGCTCCGCCCGCTCTCGATGGCGAGGGCGACGAGCGGCTGCTCGCGGTAGCTCTGCAGCAGGCCGGCCTTCCATTTCGGATAGCTGGGGTGATCGGTCACGGTGCGGCGCAGGGCCGCGTCGCTCTCATAGCGGGTCTGCCAGGCGCGCACGCCGAAGGTGTCCCCGAAGGCCGTGACTTTCCGCGCGCGGAAGTGCCAGCGCATCTCGTGCCGCAGACTGGCCCGGCGCGCATCGCGGAACTGGGGCAGGCGCTTGCAGCCGATGACCACATTTTCGAGGCACGGCTGCGGGGCCGGCACGAGGCGGAATCCCACCCAGCAGGCCGAGGCCACGATCTCCAGACAGGCCGGGACAGAGGCGACGAGGGGCTCTTCAAAGGTTAGGGTTTCAATGGCGTATCCGATCATGACACCGCGCGGGCGTCAAATCGCGGGCCGCCGCCTTAAGCCGCGGCGGGGTAGTTGGTGCCGTCCACGCCCCACGAGTTAAAATCCGCGCGGCGCTCGCCGGTGCGCAGGGTGCCTGCGACGGTCACGCCATTCGCGCTGCCGGCGAAAAGGACGTTATCCGTCCCCAGGGCGGTCCCGGCGGGGAGGTCGCCGCGGCCCGAGATCGAGAACGGTTTGCGCACCGTGCAGGTGGCGCGGGCGGCCGGGGTGCCGTCGCTGCCGATGAGGACTTTGTTCTCGATCGTGACCGAGCGGCGTACGCTTTCGGCGATGGAGTAGGCCACCGAGGTGATCTCCAGATCACTGATGGTGGGCTCGGCACCGACCGACGATTGCACACCGGCGGAGTCCGCGAAATCGAGATCGCCGTGCGCCTGGATCGAAAAGCGGCAGCGCGTGTTGGGCGCCTCGGTCACCTCGCTCGAGATCACGGTCAGGGTCGCGGGCGTCGCGATGGTCGCGGCGGTCAGGGTCAGCGAGGCGGGTCCCTCGCCATCGACCTGGGTGCGCAGCTCGGCGTGGTGGATCGGGGCGACGGCGTTGACCGCGGCCGTGGCCGAGTCGAGCAGCTCGTTGATCGCGACGGTGGTCGTGGCGGTGGCGGACTCGGCCTCTGCGCCCGTGCCGAGCGTGATGCCATAGGTCGCCGCGAAAGTGGAAGCGTCGATGTTGAGATGGGCGGACATGGTAGCCCGGCGATGTCAAAGCGGCGAAAAGCCCCCCGTCGTCTCGGTGCCCGCGAGTCGTGCGTCGAGTTCGTCGGCCCGGCTTTGGAGATCGCCCGCGAGACTGCGGATGAGACCGGCGGCGACCCCGCCCGCGAGCTGGGCCGCGCCGGGGATGGTGAGGCGCAGCGGCGGCACCGCGCGGATCTCGGGACCGCTGACCTCGTAGGCGAGATTGCGCGTGAGCCGCTGCTCGATGTAGGGCCGCCACGTCTCGTCGGGTTCGGACCCCGGCGGGGTGCCGCGGGGCGAGGTCAGCCACAGCGTGGCGATGCGGTAGCGGTCGATGCCCTCGTCGGCGACGGCACTGAGCCCGCGGCTCGACCAGCGCGGCACCTCGGGACCGTCCTCGATGGCCGGCCACTCGCGGCGCAGGCCGAGGCGCGAGGTCGCGGGAGCGGCCGGTAAAAAGCTGAATTCGAAATCGATCTCCGCCCCCGCTCCCGCGATCACTCCCAGGCTTGCGACCTCGCGGCCGTGCTCGATAAAGATTTCCACGGCCCGGGCGAGCGCGGCATTGTTGCGGTCAGCGATGAGCCCGCCGATTTGCTGCACGATCCCCGTCTCGGTCTGCACCGCCACGACCGGACCGACGACACCGCGCCGGGCGATCTCCTCGGGGAGAGGGCGAGACCCGCCATCGGGCACCGTCACCGCATCGGTGCCCTCGGCGCGCCAGAGCGAGGTGGGGACGAGGAGCCGCGGCGACTCATCGAGACGGGCGACGACGCGGGCCTCGGGATCATCCTCCCCGAGACGCTGTGCCGCGGGCGGACAGAGCCGCGCGAGGGTCGAGACCGTTGGCGATGCCTCCCCGCCCGGCGACTCGCACCAGCCCGGCACGATGCCGACCGACCACTGCTCGGCGATGGCGTCCCAGCGCAAGTCGCACGCGAACGGGTAGCGCCACCGCGCCGGCGGAATCACCCGCACTTCCAGGAGCCGATGGCGAAACCAGCGATCGACGAGCCGGTTCCAGCCCGAGCGGGAGGCGATAGTGATGGGTAGCTTGCGGCGCATGGGGCGGTGGAGGGAGAGGGGGAGAGGAGGGGCGGAAAGTTATCGGTCGGAATAGTGGAAGGTTCGGGCTATCCTGATTTGAAATCCAAGCCAGATGAACAACGGCTCGCTGTAATTCCATTTCGCGGTCGGGAGCCAGTCGAACATATCACACCGCCAGACTAAACGGACTTCAATCCCCGTGATTCGGCGTCCGTTGTATCGACCGCGCGGCCACCGAACAAGGCGGCGCTGGCAACCATTGGGGGCGGGTGAGTCGTTTCTGTTTTTCATGGTCTTTTTTCCGCCCCCTCTGTCGCCGATAACGGTTTTCGGGGACGGCGGGGTTATAAAGTGTTCGCTTCAAAATGATCATGCGCCCATTCGTGATTCGCGGCGGCGGTCAGTGCGTTGGGTGGCGGCCAGTCGCATCCGGGATCAGCGGGCGTCTCTCCGTTGATGACGCGTTCCAGTTCGTCCGCGCATCGCTTGAAGAAGTCGGCGGATCGGTCACTACTGGATTCATCCTCGGCGTGTGGCGTTTCGCGGAGCTTTTCTCCGCAGTAAGGGCAGGTCTTAAACCCATTGTAGATCGGGCTGCCATCCTTGAACTCAAAGGCGTTCCCGCAGTCGGTATTCCACCAGCCATCTTCGTTTTGCTCCCAGTGGCATCCCTCGTGACCCGTGACCGCCTCCGGATTATTTTCCCGGTGCAAACGCAGCGCGGCAGCATACCTCTCGCGTTCCTGCAGCTCCGCGTCCCTTTCAATGCGGTCCCATTCGACCAAAAACCGCGCGAGGGCTTCGGTGCTATCGATGACAATCCCGTCAGAGGATCCCGACGGGTAGATGCGATGACGCCTTTCCCCGCAGTCGTTGTCGTGGATGTACCAAGCAATCCAGTCGTCGTGATCGCATTGCTCGAGTAGGTGCTCCCACGCGCCCCAGATCGCTTTGAAAAGCAATCCCTCGATGTCCATCGCGCCGACGTCGATGACGTCATCGCAGGCCTCATTGAGCCGGTGATACTTTTCGAGGATGCCGTCGATCCACTGTTTTTTCATTTGCACGTCCGAATCCATGCCGAGTTGCGCACGTCAATTCTCTCCATCTCCCCCTCTCTCCATCTCTCCATCTCTCCATCCCTCCATCTCTCCATCACTCCATCACGACGCCGCTCGCATTCTCGCCTTGCCACCCGCCGGGAAAACTTCTTGATCGAACCACACGACCTGCCGCCGGGAGCGGATCTGCTCGCCCTGCCAGTAAAGCACGGCGAGGAGACGGGCGACGCGTTTCTCTTCGCGCATGCCGGGGGGCAGCTCTTCGAGGTGGACGATCACGACGGCCGGGTCGGCACTGTCCTGCACGATGGTCTCGTCCACTTCGCCGTCCTCGGTGTGGCTCGCGAAAAGCACCACGTAGCTGCGGTCTTTGCCCTCGAAGGGCTCGCAGAGCAGGGTCGGCACGCCCTGCGGATCGGGCTCGCCCTCGGCGTCGAGGCCGTCGATGCGGCGACCGTCGAGGTAGGGCACCAGCCCGGAGACGAGCCCCTCGCCGACGCGGATGCGATTGCCGCCGGGGAGCGAGACGCGGAACGATCCCGGGAACGTCTGCGGGGCCGGGTCGTAGACGACGCGGCGGCCGTGCTCGGTTTTCATGATCCGCGCGGGTCCGGTGATCGTGATGCTCGAGTCGCGCAGCACGTAGCGCACGAAGCGGCGCAGCACCGGGATGATGGGCTGGCCCTCCCGCGCGTGGAAATCCCTCGAGCTTTTCATGGGTCGTTTACGCTTTGCGATTCTGCAGAGTGAAGAGGGCCTCCATGTGCTTGAACTCGCTCACCTCCATCGCCGACCACTCGATCGTCCAGGCATTGCCCGACTTGCGTTTTTGCAGCGGGCGCACATACCAGTTTTTTTTCGGGCCGCTGTAATCAAATCCCGACGGCAGGCGATCGATCACGGTCCGCTCTTGTTTTATGAGACTGTTAGGGACACGCTTGCGCACGAGCCGCCAGACTGCCGAGGTGTGGGTCACCGGGTAAGAGGTCACCCCATAAAATGGGTTGGGCGTTTCTTTACCCCTCATCGTGTCCAACGTCAGGGCCTGGCCGAGGCGCGAGGGCTGCTTCGGCAGCGTCTCGGGAAACTCGGTGCGCTTTGTCTCCGTGTTCGAAATTGCCCCATATTCCTCGACGAGGATTTCGAACGGGGTGTAAGTCTCGATCGGCATCTCCCGCTCTTCGGTGATGAGTTCGAAATCATCATACTCCCCGTCGGGAAACTCTGTCATGATGCCCTCGTAGATGACATTCACGATGTGGCGTCCGTCCGTTTTAGAGATCCAGATCGCGCCGCTCACGCCGACGAGGGGCAGACCATCGACCGAGCCGGGGATGCCGGTGAGGGCCTCGTTGCGCGAGTCCGCGAGGTAGCGACGCCGCAACCGCATCATCCCCATGCGGTCTATCTCAAAACTCTCTTTGTCGATCTCGATCGCCATGCAGAGGCAGGGCGAGTCAATAGGGCCGTCAATATCCGTAGCTGCCGTCCGAGAACACAGAGGCATCGGGCGGCTCGTCCATTTTGATCAGGATCTTGTCGAGGATGACTGAGGTCTTCTCGGTGGCCTCGGCAGCGCGGCGGGCCTCCTCAAGTTGTAGCTCGCCAGGGGTGCGGCCGAAGATCTCGTCCATCAGCGTCGCGAGCGATCCCTGGCCGGCGCTGGTCGGGGCGCGCGTGCCACCCTGGCGACCGGCGATGGCCTCCAGGCTCCCGAGGTCCGAGAGCACGTCGGTGGCTTCGGCGAACTTTCCGCGTTTCGCGAGATCCGCTGCGCCCGCCTCGATCTCGGCAGTGGAGCCGACCGCGTCGATGCCGAGGCTTTCCGCGATGCGGTCGCGCAGCGACTCCATTTGCGCCTCGGGATCGAGCCGGGAAAATGCCGATTTTTCGTAGGCGTCTTCGTCGCGGTTTATTGAACTTTCGAGGGTGCGTTGTTTTTCCGATAGCTCAAGAGCCTGCTGTACCCAGCCCCACGCCTCGGCGGCGGAGTTCATCCCTTCGTTGGGCAGTCCAGGCGTGTTCTCGCGGGACTCGGCGAGGGCACGCAGGCCCTCGGCCGATTGCTCGAAAAAGGGAAAGTTTTCAATCGAGCCCGCGAATAGCTCGGCACGACGTCGCTCGATTTCGGTGATCTGGTCTGCGGTGGACATACCGGCCATTTCTTTGTCAGCAATGCTCTCTTTGATCTTCGCGACGCGCTCGAGTGCAGTCGCGAGGTCGTCGGCAGCGGCTGCTTCTTCGGCGGCGGCTTCGGCGGCGGCCTGTTGGGCAGTGATCGCTTCGGCGGCCTGCGCTTTTGCATCCATTCGGTCGTAGATGCTTTTGGTGACAGCCGTGTCCCGATCAACCATCCTCAAGTGTGCGACTTCAATGGAACCCGTTTCGAAAAAATCTTTCCACCATGCCTGTCCCGTTCCTTGATCCGCAATGAGCTTCGAAAATTTGTTTTTAATATTAGCAAACGCTGTATCGACGGCATCGCCCATTTTCGTCATCTCGACGATCTGATGCTGGGTCAGGGCGGGGGCATTGGCGAAGAGCCCCTCGAGTTCCCCGCGCGCCATGCTCAGGATCGGGATGAGTTCTGCCCCGCTCCTACCAAGCAGGTCGAGTAGATCAGGCACCCCGGTCCCTTCTGTTCGGGCTGTCTGAAAGGCCTCGGAGAGCGCAAGGATCTTTTCGTCGAGCGGCATGCCCATGAGAGTGCCAGCAGACAGTCCGAGCCGCTCAAGCGCGGCCGTGGCCCGCTCGTTCCCGACGGCGCCGAGATTTTTTTCGAGGCGGATCATCGCATTGCCGACCTGCTCGACGCCACCCGATCCCGCAATCTTGGCCGCGTGATCGACCCGCTGCACCGCTTCGGCCGTCTCACCGAGCTTGATCGCGAGGTCGTCAATGTCACCGGCTCGGTCGATCAACGCTTTGACCTCTGACAAGATCATCCCCACCCCAATCGCGGGGACCAGTTTACTGATTCCACTGGCCATCGCGCCACCGATCCCACCCCCAGCACCACCAGCGCCCCCGGGACCGCCCCCGACATTGCGCATGTCGCGGCTCATCTCGCCGGCGGTCTTGCGCACATCGGCGCGGGCGCGGTCGAGGTTGGCCTGAAAGTTTTGGATGCCCAGTGTTAGCTCTTCGCGGATTGCCATGCAGCAGCCCGCGAGTCAAAGCGCCCGGGCCGCCTGCCGGATCAGTCGCGGGATCTGTTTCTGCATCGCGTGGACCCGCTTCGTCAGCGCAAAGCTGGCGCGCTTTTGGAGGCCGCCGACATAGTCCGCATACTTGACCTGGTTGACGAGGACGATGCGCAGTCGCGTCGCCGTGAAATCGATCTGCACCTGACCAGGTGCGGCCGCGTGACGACGGACAAAGGCCGGGACTTTATTGCCCGCACCCAGGGCGTTGGCCGCTTTGTTCCACCCGCCCGCGAGCCAGCCGACTTTTTTGATTTCCTGCTCGTAGATCTTTCGGACCTTCTGTCGCGCGACGGTAATCGGCGGGCCGAGGAATCGCATGCGTGCGTTGCGGCGTGCTTCGATTTTTTTTCCGTAATAATAGCCTTCGACGTTAGGATGCTTTTCCGTGGTCGGGCGGATGTAGGGTAACCCCGGCACGTCGGTGCGGCCGAAGAGGTGCGTGATTTTGCGAGAGCCTACCAGTTCCACGCCGACAAAAATCTTCCCGATTCGGCGCGAAATTGCATCTTCGCCGGCGTGTTTTGCTGCTTTGACCCCCTGCCCTCGGTCTTGATGAAAAGGCGGCGTCACCTTGATCGCATCGATCACAAAAAGACGCGCTTGATTTTTCAACTCGTCCTCGATCGAGTTGTTCGTGAGCCGCACGAACTGGGCGAAGGTCGATTCGAAGAGGGGCCAATCAATCACAAAGTCAGGTTCGAGCGACATGCAGAGGGCCGCGAGTCAATCCCGCACCGCCCCGATCTTGACCGTCAGACTCGGCTGGAAATATGTGTCTTCCCTCGCTGGCTGCCAGCCCTGGTTGAAAAAGCCCGCGCCGGTGTAGCCGGGGATCCTCGCCTCGATCTCGTCGCTCAGGGCGGCGGCGATGCTCTGCTCGGCCTCGTCTTCGCCGATCGTGGTCCCAGGGGAAAAGACCCGGTCGAGCGCCTGCTCCAGGAGACGATGCCCGGCGACGGAGGTCTCCTCATTATTCGCCGGAGTCGCCACAAAGATCTCGGCGATGCCGTCGAGCAGGGCGACCATGGTGCGGTCCCCCTGCTGCATGCGCACCGCGATGACCGAGGCATTGCCGGGGACCTCGGCGCGGGTCGTGGACGATCGCACCACGTAGGGCACTGCGGCGATGGTCGCATCGTCGGCGAGGGCGGCGGTGATGACCGCGGCGACGGCTTCCTCGAGATCGGTAATCATGGCCGCACCTCCCGCGCATCGACGAACCCACCCATCAGCACGCCGTCCTTGGAGAGGCGGGTGCGGTAGATCGGTTTGTCCTCGTAGTTGTTTCGGTGGATCAGTTCGAACTCCACCGTGGCGCGGTCCACGCGCGTCCCGAACGCGGGCACGATAAAACGGGGGCGCATCGCGCGCACGACAGCGTCGCGGGCTTTTGATTCGTCGAGGTATCTCATGCCCGAGGGAGGTCGTCAATTTGGGGATTGCCGAGGGCGGAGGGAGCGGTGGAGTGGTGGAGTGATGGAGTGATGATTTTTCGCGGCGAGTCTTATCCCATCATTTCATTTCTCGCTGGCTGCTGAGTAACCGCCTCGCTTGTTTCGCTACCCGAATTACCCCGAAAAAATAAATCGTAAAAAAGACGAATAAAAAACTTGCGCGCTCCGTAAATAAGACGATGCTGAGAACGTCGAGAAAATAAATTTCACGACGAACGAATCAAAAATATGAATATTGAACAGATCGCAAAAAAGTTGGAAGAAGGCGGATGCACCGTGAAAATCTGGAAGGACAAGCGGGTCTATGTGACAAGCACTCCAAACGGCGGTAAAGCAGAGTTTGGCTACCTTGTCGCCGGAGACGACGGAGGGACCGGCAGCTGCCAGGGCGTCACTAAGCGGGCCGGCGAAATCGCTGCAATTCTCCGCGCCTAATTTAACCGCGCCGCACACACCCACTATGATTACCCCAAGATTTACTGTCCGCCCGCTCGGAAAAGCCGCATGGGCGCAATGCAAAACGATCAAGGCCGCGAGAGCCGCCGCAGCAGAGGCAAGGGACTGCATGTCGGATACCATCGTGATCGTCGATGAGCAGACCGGAAAAATCGTCACATGACCTTTTCCGAGCAGCTCAAATCCGAACGCCAGCGGCTCGGCCTGTCTCAGGCCGAGCTTGCTCGCGTCATCGGAGTTTCTTTTGAAGCCATCTCAAAATGGGAACGCGAACTGGTAACGCCCGCCGAAATCACCCAGGAGGGGGCGATGGCCCGACTCCGGAAAATGAAAAAACCATGAAGCACGACGACGGAACCCAAGGGCACAATTTCGCCTGCAAAGTCGGCGGGGCGTGGGTCTCGGAGTATGGCTGTGTCCGAGTCCTGTTTCGTCATCATCAATCCGCATCCGCCCCGGGGACGCGGAACGCGGTCACCTCCCAGTCGGGCAGCTCGAGGTGGTCGCCGTTGACCAGCTCGATCTCGTAGGCGCGGCCGTCGTAGTGGATCATCTTGCCATCGAGCGGCTTCGTCGGGAGTAGGGACTTGCGGATGCTCGCCCGGATGCGCTGGGTTTTGTTCTTCCCGCGATCGGTGTATTCGTAGCCCTCGGCCTCGAGCGAGACGGCGGCATCGTAGATGACGCCGTCGTAGGTGATCTCGCCCCAGGTCATCGCCTCGACCCCGGCGAGGGTGCGGAGGCGGGCGGCGTGGTGGGCAGAGCGAGGCGGGGTCATCTGCCGAGGGGCAGGTGTCAAGGGTCATGGGTCATGGGTCATGGGTCATGGGTTTTCGCGTTTTCGCTGTTTGAAAAAAATACGCAAGACGCGTAAAATAATCCTTGCGCAATTACGCACGGCGCGTATATTGATCCCATGCAAGACACCCAATATCCCTTCGCCCTCGGCTCCAACATCATGATCTCCATCAAGGACGGGATCATCAGCCAGCTCACCGCAGACTGCTCGGCAGTCATTAAGACGATCCCGGTCGCCTCACTGACTGAGCAGCAAGCGACGGCGATCAACGCCGCTCGGGTCAAGTGCCACGAGGCCATGATCGCCCAAGGATTTAAAAAAGCGTAATCTCCGACCAACTCAAAAAAATGAAAACGACCATCACCAACGCGTTTACCGGCTACTCCGCCACCATCCGCACGACAGGCAAGCCCGCCGTAGCTACCGTCCGCAAGCACATCCTCGCCGCCAAGGCCAGCGATTGCCAGTCCACCACGATCATTGAGATTGACGGTGTCCGCCACGATCTGATCGACCTCGGAAACGGCCCCGAACTCCGCGCTTGATCCATGCGAGTCACCACCGACCACCCGGCCAGCTCCTACGGCCAGCCCGTCATCCTCGCCGATGACGGGTCCGTCATGGACTACGCGCCAGGCATCAAAGCCATCCGCGCCAAGACTGGCATGAGCACTCAAGAACTCGCCGAGGCGGTCGGCGTCTCGCGCCGCACCGTCGAGGGATGGGAGATGGGGCGGATGCCCAGCACGCTCGCCCTGCGCGCCATGTCTGCTCTCGTCTGACCGCACCACAAAAAAACCGCCCGCAGGGATCTCTCCCTGCGGGCGGTCTCGATGGCGGAACTACGATACGAACACAACAGTTAGCGACTTCCGCCCTGTGTCAAAACCCCATGAAAATTCACGGGGCGGGGTCGCTCTCAGCTTCGGGTTCGGGCGCAGTCTCGACAAAAAGTTTCGTTTTTGATTTTGTTCGCAGGCTCCGGGCGGGTTTGGCGGGGGCCTCGACGAGCAGGGCGTAGGCCCGCGCCGGGGCGGGCTCGTCGGCGCTCGCGAGGGGCAGCCCGGTGACGACGGCCCTGCCTGCGGCGTTGAGCAGATCGACGGTCCCGGGGATCTCGCCTGCGATGCAGGGGAAGACTTTCGGCGGGGCGTCGGGGGTGTGGTAGCTGGCGTGATTCATGCGACGGGGGTGGCGAAATCTTCGATGTTGTCAAAGGGGTAGATGAACTGGCCGACGTGTTTCAGGACGATCCTCGTGTCCATCATGACCTCGTAGCCGAGGTCGCGGGCGCGCTGACAAAACCACCAGTCTTCGCTGAGGAGACGGCGGCGCCCGGTCTCGGGACACTCGCGGATCCCGACGGGGAAGAACTCCCAGAGGTCACGGTCCCAGGCATCGCCGTCGTCGGGATCGTAGCGGGCCTCGGGATAGGCGGCCATCATCGCCACGAAGACCGAGCGGGCGATGCAGAGGAATCCCGTGCCCGCGTACTTCACCGGCTGCAAATCGTGCTCGTCGGGCTCGGGGCACGGCTCCAGGACATTGCAGACCCAGCCCAGGGCGCGCTGCTTTTTTGGGTAGAGGCCCGCGACGATGGGGACCCCGCGCGCGGCATGGGCGGCGATGCGGTCCACGTGCTCGGGGGAGAAGATCAGGTCCGAATCAATGAAGAGCAGGTGGGTCGCGTCACTGGCGAGGAAGTCGCAGGCGAGTCTGTTCCGCGCGCGGCACACGAGCGACTCGCCGACGAGGGCGGGGGGGAGATGGATGCGGTAGTCCCGCTCGCCACGGCGCGAAGTCAGCGCGAGCATGGAGGAGTAGAAGTGCGGATCGACGCCGCCGTAGACGGGGATCGCGAGGGAGAGGGTGACGGGGGCGGGAGGGGCGGGAGGGGCGGGAAGGGGAGTGGTGGAGTGGTGGAGTGATGGAGTGGTGGAGGGAGCGGGGGGAGGCGTCACTGTGCGCACGGCTCCGGTGCGCGCCCAGATGTGGATGCCGCGGTCGGGGCCTGTCTCGGCGGTGCGCACGAGCAAGAATTTGCCGTGATAGTTCGCCGACGATAGGTGCATGATGCGGGTGCATTGATCGCGCCGCTCCTGGCCGTGCCATTCGTAGGCGACGACGTCCGTCGTGCCGAGGTAGATGCGATGAAGTATGTCGCCTTCGCAGCCTTCGGTATCGATCTTCACAAAGTCGGCGCTGCCCAGACCGCCGGCCGGCACAGCCTGCACGTCCTCATAGTCGTCTTGGAGCTGCTCTCCTAGATTGTAAGCCGAGCACTCGCCGCAGTTGTTTCGGCCTTTGTAGATCCGCAGGGTGAGCCGTGCCACAGAGACCGCGTGGGAGTAGAAAAAGACCCGCTTGTCTTGGGAGTGATTGATTTTAAAACAGAGCGAATTTTCGGGCATCGGCTCATAGGCCTCAATGACGGAGTCGGGCCACTTTGCGCGAGCCCAGGCGGTAAAGGCCCCGACGTTCGCCCCGATGTCGAGGATGGTGCGGGGTGCCTCGATCAGCTCGAGGTGGGCGGGGAGATCATATTCCCCGGCGAGCACCTTGTCGGCGTGGGGCCGCATGCTCTCGGGACAACAGTAGAGGGTGGGTTCGTTCATCTCCCTCCCGACCGCGTCAAATTCCTATTCTTTCGATCTCCCCCTCTCACCACTACTCCATCACTCCACTACTCCATCACTCCACAAAAAAGCCCGCCGCGGAGGTGAAGTCCGCGACGGGCTCTGAGGGAGACGGAGGGCAGAAACGGTTAGGCCTCGATCTTGATCGTCAGGGTGCCGTCGGCAGCGTTGCCGCCGTTGGCCTCACCTGTGGCCGAGCCGAAGATGTGACTCTTATTGGTCTCGGGGTCGAGGTAGATCTCGCGCTCACTCGCAGGGTGCGCGGTGCCGTTGCCTGCGACCACGAACGAGCGCAGGGCGGTGGCGTTGGCTCCGTTCGCCTCGTTCGATCCGTAGACCGTATACGTGACGTTTTTGGAGTTGGCACCAGTCGCGAGGCTGTTGCTGAGCACGACGCGGAAGTCGGTGGTGAACGGGCGCTGCGCTGCCTGGGGCAGAGCGATCACGCCGGTGTTGGCCGTGTTCGCCGCGTTGGGCAGGGCGACCGATTCGGTGAGGGTAGCATCATTCATAAGTTGAGTGAAGAGGGTGTGGTGGTGGGTCTGATAGGGTTATATGCAGGGATCACTCGACCTCGATGGCGTCAGCGTTGCTGATCGCGGCGGTGTAGATGATGGGGATGCCTTCCCACTCGGTCGGGCGGGCGGCGCGCACGGTCGCGGTGTTGTTCGCGGCATTGCCGGGACCACCCAGGAAGAGGGTCACGTTGCTGGCGCTGCGGCTGTCGGAGAGCTGGCGACCGCTGCGGTGCGACATGTAAAACGCGCTCGGGCGCTTGCCGCTGCCATGGCTGTCGGCGAGCAGTTCGAGCTTGGCGTCGTTGACTTTGCACGCGGTCTCGTTGGTGAGGTTGGCAAGGCGGCGCACGCTGTATTGGGTCGGCACGACGCTGTTGGGCGTCTGGTTCATCCCGCTCACAGCAACACCGAAGTGACCGCTGATCTGGCAGATGAGGTGCTCCAGCGTCGCGGTCGGGGCATTGGCATCGGGGGCGATGTGCTGGCGGAGCGGCTCGGTCATATAAAACAACTCGCCGCCGCCGTCGTTACACACGACGAGCTGACAATCGAGCGGGCCGTGAATGACGGAGTAGACCGACGAGGCGGTGCTGGCACTGGCTCCGCCGGCATCGACGATGCTGCGCACGTAGTCGGTGTCGCTGGGCTCTTCGGTCAGCTCGATCACGTTCGTCGAGACGAAGGGGGTGAGCTGCTTCAGGCCGGGGAAGCCCTTGGCGTCCTGGGTCGTGCCGTAGAAGATGACGCGCTCGAGGTGCTTCATTTCGGCGATCATGCGGGCCATGACCTGCAGATCAAAATAGGTCGTCCCGGCAGCGGTGTGCTCGGCGTCCCAGCGGGCGGCGGAGATCATCTCAACCTCCACCTTGGCACCGGCGAGGCGGGCCTCGAACTCACGCAGGGCGAGGGTGGCAGTGCCGCCGGTGAAACCCTGACCGTAGTCTTTAAAACCGCTCGCGGTGGGCAGGCCGGTGAGGGCGAGCGCCATGAAGCGGTTCGAAGCGGTGGTGCGGGTGTCGAAGGCGACGAGGGCGGGGGCCTCGGTGACGACGGCCTCGATGATCCCTGCGGTGAGGGGGATCTGGCGGCCCTGGACGATTTCGAGAAGACTTGGCATGGCGGTGGAGGGGGGAGAGAAGTGAGGGAGTGGAGGTGGTGCTGTTGGCCTATGGGGCCTCGTCAATTACTGGCTCTTGGCGGGGTGCATTTTTTCGCGACCCAGGCGGATCTTTTCGCCGGCGGTCATCGTCGCGAAGTCAGTGGTCGAGGGGACGTCACCGGTCGGGATGTCGGCGGGCTGCTGATTGCCCCAGGCATTCTGCGGGACGTTCCCAGCGCGCAGGGCCTGCTCGGTGGCGAGGGCGGTCTCGGCGGCGGCGAGGCGATCGGTGAGAGGGGCGACGACCTCGGCGACGACGCCGCGGATGGCGTCGAGGGTCAGGGCGGCGGCGGCGGGCTCGGCAGACGCCACCGGTGCGGCGGGCTCGATGACGGGCTCGACGACGACGGCGACTGGGGCAGCGACCTCGACGGGGGCCTCGACGAGGGGCGGAGTCACGGCGGGAATCTCTTCGACGATCGCGGCGACGGGGGCGACTGGGGCGGGAATGGTGGCAGGGGTGCTCATGTCTGGCGCGTGGCTGTCAAAGAGCAGCGCGCGCAGGGGCTCGGGGACGCGGTCGCGGTGGAGGTGCGCAAGCACGGGCGCGGAGAGTGGCGAGCCGAGCGAGGCGGCCAGCTCGACGCGGCCGGTCACGGTCTCAACGAGGCCGAGGGCCTTCGCCTCGGCACCGGTCAGCCAGGTCTCGTCGTCCATCTTGGCGATGACGTCGGCGAGGATCGCGGCGCGCTCGCCGCCGGTGTTGTCCTCGATGCGCTGGACGTAGAGGTTCGCGATGTCCCGCGACCATTTCCGCAGATCGTCGGCGGCCCGCAGCATGGTGCGGTGATCGCCGTAGGCGAGCATGCTCGCGTTGTGGATCATCAGGTAGGCGTTGTCCGGGATGCGGATCTCGTCGGCGGCGAGCATCAGGATGGTCGCGGCCGATCCGGCAAAGCCGTCGATGTTCGCGACGACCCGGGCCGAGTGCCGCACGAGGATGTTGTGCATCGCCAGGGCGACGAAGACGGAGCCGCCTCCGCTGTAGATGTTCAGCTCGATCTCGGAGACGTTGCCCAGATCCTTGATCGCCTGGTCGAACTCCGAGACGGTGCCGCTCGCCTCGTAGCCGTAATCTTCGTATTGCTTTGGCAGGCCGATCTCGCCGCGGATGTCGAGGACACCACGACCGCCGGCCTCAGCGCGGACGGTGAACCAGGGAGCGGGGACGGAGGAATCGGGGGAGAAGGGGAGGACGTTCGTCGGCATGCGTGCCGGCGAATGTCAAAGGAGGGTGGGGAGGGGAGGGCTGGAGTGGTGGAGTGGTGGAGTAGTGCTAGGCTCGAAGAGCGTGAGCTGCCGCGTCTCGGCCTCGATGCGCTCCATCGCGGCGGCGTAGTAGTCGGGATCGATCTCGCAGGCGGTGAGATGATGCTGCCGATAATGGCAGGCGATGGCGATGGAGCCGCTGCCGAGGTGCGTGTCGAGGATGCGGTCGCCGGGCTTGGCGTAGTTGGCGAGGAGCCACTCGTAGAGCTTGCGGGGCTTTTGGGTGGGGTGGATTCTGTCCACTTGCTCACACCGCTGGAAGCCGTTCCAAAGTCCAGCCCATATTCGAACCGGCTTGTTGTGAGATGTAAATGCAAGCTCAGCGTCTGCAAATTTAGTCTCTCCGTTTTTCTTGTCCCACACAATCCACGACGGCGAGCCTCGCATCACTTTGTCCATAAAGTGATTTGCACCCCATATAATTTGATGATTTGAGACTCTTTGCAGTTCTAAAAAGTATTCTGCTGAAGGCGACTGATCGTCCCACGAAGAAATTTTATACTCTTTCAGCGTAGGCGCTTTGTATTTAGCTGAAGACGTTTGCCCTCCTGGGTTGGACTTTTGAGATACTCCAATCCCATAAGGCGGATCAACAATCGCAAGATCGAAATGCCCGTCCGGATACTCGCGCATCAGGTCCATGCAATCGCCGAGGCGCAGATCGAGGAACGGGGAAATCTCCTTCATCCCGCCATCGCCGCCGCCACCGCCTCGGCGACGGCGTCACCCATGGCATCGCCTTCGGCGACGCCGGGGGCTTTGCCTTTCATGCTCGCGAGGACCAGCTCGAGGGGCAGGCCAAACTCGGCGGCGATGTCGCGGATCTGGGCGACTTCCTCGATGGCCTCGCGCAGGCCGGTCATGCCGTCCTGCCCGGTCGACTGGTAAAAACTTTTCCGCGTGCTCATCAGGTTTTCGACGAGGGTCACGTGCAACTTCCCATCGCGACCTTTGTCGATCGTGAGCGAGCCGGGTCCCTGCCAGTGAGTCGCGCGCCAGTTCGTCCCCGGCGCGGGCGGGCGCAGGATGCCGCGGTTCATTTGATCCGCGAGGAAGGCCTCGCGCACGGGCTGGCAATAGTTGCTCACGAGCATGTCGGCGACATCGACAAAAAAGCCGTCGGCCTGCTGTAGCACCATGCGAGCATGGGGACCGGCGAGACCGGTGAGCGCCCACACGAACTGGACGGGCAGGCCGAAGCCGATGGAGATGTCGCTGGCGAAATACTCGAGCAACTCCTTGAAGTTCGCGGCGTTCCTGCCATTGGTAAAAAACTGGAACTCTTCGCCGGGCTGCATCTCGAGGATGCCGCCGGCTCCGTGCAGGTCGAGGAAGGTGCGCTCGACGGTCTTCGTCTTGGGCGCGCCGTTGCCATCGACGCCGTCGGCGATGGTCTGGTCCTCGATCGCGAGCATCTGCTGCATGCCGAGGGGGAGATCGCCGCCAACGGTCTTCACCGCGCCGGTGAAGTAGCTGTTGATCTTTTGCACCTGCATCTCGAGGACGTTGATGTCGAGAATGTTCAGGCCGCTCTGCGTGCCGTGATGCAGCCAGGGGAGGGGGCGGTTCTCATTGATGCGCCCGGTCCTGCCAATGTGCCAAAAGGCGTTCGCGGGATAGTCCCAGTAAGCGCGCTGCGAGGGGTCGCGCATGCGCTCGATGGGATCGCGGATGATGCGGTAAGCGAGCGGGGCGCCCACGGCGTTCCGCAAGATCCCGTCGCGCCAGCGCGAGCGATCATTCCCGAAGATGCTCTGCCCGCCCATGTCGGCGATGACGTCGCTCGGGAAATGCTGCACCTGGGGATTGCCCTCGGGATCGCGCACGGGCACGGCCCCGGCATCGCCGTCGCACATCACGTCGGGGAGGATGCACTTCTGGGCCTCGAAAAAGGTCATGCTCTGGCGCACGTCGTAAGTTTTTCGCGAGGCCCACTCCAGAAAAAGCTCGTCAGCCATCGCGGCCCACTCGCGATCCTTGCACGTGCTCGCCGGCATGAGGCCCCGGCCCAGGGCGTAGCGGGCGGTGTTGTCGTAGAGGGCGCGAAAGAATCCGAGCTTTGCCCGGAGAAAGCGCGAGTTCCTCACCGCGTCTTTGCGCTCGATGGGCTGCGCATCGCGCAGGTTGGTGATGGACGCGCTGGAGCGGGTGCGGTAGCCGACGGAGGAATTTCCGAAGGTGTTGGCGTCGCTGGTGGTGACGTTGTTCCGCGGTCCGACACTCCCGACGGCGCGCGGGGTCACGGGCGGGGCGACCCGGGCGGCGTGGAGTTTTGAGATAGCGTTAGGAGAGAGCAGGTCCATAAAGATCAGCCGTGGGGGATGCCGTTAAACCGCGGGATGAGGATGCCGCGACCGGGGCTGCGGGTCGCGGTGGGGTCAGCGGTGAGGATGCGGATGGCCTCGAAGACGGCCTCAAGCCGGTCCGAGGCATTCGCATGCCGGCGGGCGGTCGAGCTTTTCCCGTCGTAGCTGGATCCGCTCACTTCCCAGTCCCCGGTCTCGACCTCAGCCGAGAGTTCCGCGCGGCGAGCCTCCAGCCAGGCGAGGCGCGCGGCATGGGTGGACTCGGCCGCACGGGCCGAGGCGAGGAACGAATTGATGATGGTAGCCTGCCGCATGCGGGCGGGCGGGTGTCAAAGCTCAGGCGGCCTCGGGCGGGTCGCGGTGCTCTGACTCCTCCAGTTCGCGCATGGCCCGCTCGTCGCGCCAGTCAGGAAAGGGGTAAAGGTCGCGCGCGTCGGCGTCGAAGACGGCCCGCCCCAGGCCGATGCGGTGATGCCCGGGGCTGGTCTCGGGCGTGAGCACCACGGCGGATCGCGCATGTCCGCCGTCGGGCGGCAGGTAAACGACGCTCTCCAAATGGATCGGCGACCAGTCTCGGGGGCGGTAGGGCATGGGCTCAGGCAGACGGCTCGATCAACTCCCGCACGAGGTAGTCGATGAGGTCCTGGACGGTCGCGAACTTTTCCGAGTCGGCTTCCTCGATGATAATATCAAACTCCTCCTCGCAGGCCATGACCAGCTCGATGACGTCAAGCGAGTCGAAACCGAGGTCGTCGGCGAGGTGGCTCTCGGGCTGCACCTCCCGGCGGGCGTCATAGGGGAGCTGATCGGCGACGAGGGTGCAGGCGAGATCAGACAAAACGGCGCGATCGTAATTCATGTCTTCCGGCTCTCGTCAATCTCTGTTCCGCGCGCGGACACTATTCGGTGCGCGGACGCACGCCGCCGGGGATGCGGCCATTCGAAAAGATCCACGAGATCACCTGGAGCAGTTTTAAACAATCACCGTAATGATCCTCGCGCACCTTTTTCCAACGGGCGCGCATGCCCTTGTCGATGCGCTCCTGTCCGCGCAGCCCGTCGATCAGATCGGTCGTCGCGTCGGCGGGAAAGAAGACGCGGCGGCCCCGCTTTCGCTGGATGCGCAGGTCGTAGAGTTCGTCCTTCGCGACTTTGTCCACGTAGGTGTAGAGGAGCAGTCCCTTGTAGGCACTCAGCACGCTCTGCCCCCACTCACCGCTCGTCGCCTCGCTCCCCTTTGACGGCCAGAAAAATCCGCCCGAACGCTGGCACATTTTGTAGACCTCGCTGGTAAAGTCGCCCGAGTCACAGAGCGCGGTGCGTGGCGTCATCTTGCGATCGAGGGCACCGGCCCTGGCGTAGCTCCACTTCGGCCGCTCTTTTAAAAGATCGTCGATCGTCAGGACCGTGCCCCAATCGACCACCCAGATGTTCTCCTCGGCATCGATCATGCCAACCATCCAATGGGTCTGCGATCCACCGGGGTCAGCGGCCGCGAAGAGGAAGCCGGGCTTTTGCGGCACCTGCCCGCGCACGTAGGCGATGTCTCCCTCGGCGCGACAGCTCCAGAGATCCTCGTCTTTCAGCTTCAGATCGATGTCGGTCCACGGCTTCGCGAGTTCGTGGTTGTAGAGATTCTGCAGGCCGCTGGTAAACAAATCGCCGCGGCTCAAAAAGGCCATCGCGAGATCACCGAACCGCCGCTGGGGCGAGTAGAACGACGGGATCCGGATGGACCGGTTCGAACTCGAGGCGCGCGGGTTCAGCGAGCGCACTTCGTATTTCTCCATCATCGCCGGTTTGTCGGCGTCGGTGATCTGGTCGTAGCCGCAGTGCGGGCAGACGTAGCGGGCGGTCTCGCGCACCTTCGTCTCGTCCCAGGTGCCGTCGGCGTTGCGGGCATTCTGGTCCCAGATCACCGAGCGATATTCCGAAGGCCTGCCCTGCTCCATCGTGTCGATCAGATCGGTGGCCGCGCTGACCTCCGCACCTTTCCGCGACTCAAATTCAAACGGGAAAAATCCGCCACACTCCGGGCACGGCACGAAGAGGTGGTCGCAGGTCCCCGACTCGTAGTCCACCCAGAAAGGATGGTTCGAAGAGTTCGGGGTGCTCGACTGCCAGACGAACTCCATGCCGACGAAGTCCTTTGTCCGGTCAGCCGCCAGCCGCATCGGGTGGGCCTCGGGGGCCTCCTCGCTGCTCTGCTGGATGATCTTCCCCGCCTCATCGATCGCGACGATGCCCTGGGTCGAGCCTGCCAAGTTCGTGCTCGATCCCGCCCCGGTCACCAACACCGGGCAGTAGGCCATCATCATCTCCGACGCCCCGAAGTGATCGCCGTTGTGCGGCTTCAGCGTGCGGAGGCACTCGTTCGCATTGATGAGCGGGTGGAGGCGCTTTTTCGAAACCTCCCGCTTCGCCGCGTCCGCACTCATCCCATAGACCAGCATGATCGGCACCGGAGAGTAGCGGAGCCGGTAGCACGATCCGATCACCATCCCCGTCGTCTTCGCAATCTGCACGCCGGCGGAGACCGTGAATTTCCGAACCCCGCTCTCCGGATGCCAGGGCTCGAGCAGTTCCCGTTGCCAGGGCCTGCCCCGCGTCGTAAACGGTCCCGGCGCCCGCGGTGCCATCTCGCGAGGCAGAGTGAGATTTCCCTCCGCCCACTCCGTGACGCCCGGGGCGCGGGTGAACCGAAAGTGCGGCGACACGATCCCGGCGAGGCGACTACTCATGCCGCCAAAAACTCAGACGAGCCCTCCAACATTCCCGCGATCTGCGGCTCGGCTTTCGACCGCAGCCAGTCGATAATGCGCTCCCGCGCCAGCCCCGGGTTCTCGGGGTTCGCGATCAGCGGCAGCTCGACCGGCAAGTTTCGCAGCAGATCCGCGAGCGGCAGCAGGAACTGCCCCACGAAACTTTCGAACTCATGCACCGGGATCAGACGGCGCGTCTCGATCTGCCACTTCTCCCGCTCGCTTTTAGCCTTCACGTAGGCCTCATGCAGCTTCGGCAACTCCCGGGCAATGCCGGTCGCAATGATCGCATTGCAAGTCACCCCTTTGCGAAGTTCATTTTGCCATTGCCGGAAAGTCTCTTCGTGAACTTTCCACGCCCGGAGCTCCGCAAGATCGGGATAGCTCAATCCCGCCTCGTCGTCCTCGACAAATTCCGGAGCCCCCGCCGGCCGGAACGGCGACACCGCCGCCAGCGCCGTGACCCCGACCGCGTCCATCGCCCCGGTCTTCTCCGCGGCCCTCACCGCGTCCGAAGCCTGCACCCCAATGAACCGCGCCCAGTCCGGGTGGTTCTGTTTCTGATGCCGCTGCGCAGTCCGCAGCGTCAGCCCGCCCGCCGCCGCGTAAGCGCGTCTCAGATCGCTGTATTCGTCCTTAGGCATTCATGTCGCTTTTCCTGTCAAAGCGACACATTTCAAAAAAACGACCGAACCACCCCTCCAGCCCTGTCGCGTCATTAGGCGTCGCGACACTTCAAGAATACATCGCGTAACCCA